TAGGCCTGGGGGTGTCGGCTCCCATGGCCAGTTGGGGCGTTTTGACGTCCGAGGGATAACATCTGTTAGTATTCGTTTTTTTTTATTACTTAAAGAAGACTTCTATATTCTGTTGTTCATCGACAACTATATAATCTATAATTTGACGCCAGAAGCCTTGCCGCTGTTTTTCGGACAGCGTATCGTATAAAGGCCGTATGCCGTCTTCCAGCTTTTTATCATAGACCGTATGCGTGGTTATAGGACGTATGGATAGTAATTTATTATACTGTTCAGCGTCCTTTTTGTACTCTTCTAGGGTAATTAAGTCGTTTATAAATAATTCTTTTAACCGTTGCAGTTGGTGCTTTACTTTTTCGGTATCAACTACTTGCTGTTGAACGGACTCATGTACAACGGCCTTGCGGTTACGATAAAGGGAGTCGAACCTTTGCAGTAAGGCTTGTTCGATAACCTCTTCCTTTATATTTTTAGTGTTCGTACACACCTTACGGGTGTGGGCTGTTTGGCAACGGTATCGTTTTCGCTTTTCCTTTTTTGCGTTCTTGTAAGAGTAATTAGCCGTAAATTTATTGCCGCATACGGCACACCGGATAAGCCCGGAAAAAAGATAGATGAGCTTACTGGGTGTGGCTTTTACAACCTTCCTTTTATTAAGCACGTCCTGTACGCCGTAAAACACTTCTTGAGATATAATAGGCTTACAAAACTCTAAGTCCGTACCATTTTTCCCTATATACGTTTCGTTACGTAGTAAATAGCGTAGGCTTGCGTAGTTATGGTAGTAGCCGACGCTCCGTAAATACTTTAGCGTTTCCGATAAGTTGTGTGTACGGTTAAACGTATCAAAGGCTTTAATGATGTATTGTGCCGTCTTTTCATCCGGCACAAGGTGCTTATTTTCAATCTTATATCCCGTAGGAAATGAACCGGTTACTACTTCATGCCTAGCCCGTTTCTGTTCAAATACAAACTTTATCCTATCACTGGTCATATCAGACTCATTTTGTGCTACTGACAGTTTTACGTTTAGCATTAAGCGGCCGTTCGTGGTAGTCGTGTTGTATTGTTCTTGTGTGGTTTCCCAATCGACGGAATGCGAGTCAAGTATATCTTGTGCTTTATAGTAGTCCCGTACCGAACGAAACCATCTATCAAGCTTTATAAATAAAATGCGGTCAACTAAACCCTGTTCAACGTCAATTAAAAGCCGTTTAAACGCTTTTCTCTTAAACGGAGATTTACGGGCAGACGCTCCGTCATCCACATAAAGACCGACGACGCTATACCCTTTACGTTCGGCAAAATTTCGCAAGTCCTGTTCTTGAGCGTCAAGGGATAGGCCTTGTCGTGCTTGTTCTTCCGTACTTACCCGAATGTATAGAGCAACCCGTTTACTCATGATTTACCCCGCAATAGCAAGTTGTGGCCGAAAATTCATCAAGTAGAGAGACGACCGCCGAAAAAGTAAGTCTTTGTTCAGCGGCTATGCTATCAATCATATGTGGCTTATTCCGTAGGCAGGTGTGGGCTATGGGTAGAAATGCGAATTTATTAGCCTCGAACTCTTGTTGTCTATGCTGTTCTTTAGTTAATACATCAACAGCAAAAATCCGTGTTCCTATGCCATGTAAAAAATAATGCCCCAATTCATGAGCAAGCACCACGTTTTTCTCATTCGTAGTAAGTGCCCGGTCAACTACTATTAATTGTTTGATGGGAGAAGAAATAAATATCCCTTTTACTCCGATACAAGATTTCGGGACAACCCGTATATGTAAAGCCTTACAAATTTCGTTCGGGTTGTTTGACTCAAACCGTTTCACGACACTAAGCACTTTAGGTAACATCTTCTTCATTTATTATTCTTCCTCTAATATAGACTTTATGATTTTTGCAATGTATCGCCGTTTTTCCGGAGTTATGGGATATTCCATACCATCGAACATAACTTCTGTTCCAGCTAAAGCCGAAATTATATCTTCTTTATCGCCTTGCGCCACCACAGGAGCACTTGAGGTGCTTATAAGTTCTAACGGCGATATTTCTAAAGCCGCCGCTAGAAGTTCTAGTTTATCCCGTTTCATGTTCTTGATAAAGCCCGATTCCCATTTACATAAAGTGCTTTTCGTGACCCCGATTTTCCGGGCTAATTCTTCTTGCGTGTAACCTAATAATAACCGCTTATGCTTAATAAATTTACCCGTATTCAAAGCGTAGCCCCCATTCATTAACGCCGAATAATTATGTTTTAAGCATAAACAAAAATTGCCATATTTGCAACTTTTTTGCCAAAAATGAAAAAAAGTTGCCAAAAATGAAAAAAAGTTGCCAAAAATGGTTGACAGGCTAGAGTTAAAAATGTATGATTATGAGTATCCTATAGGAAACAAAATATCAAACCGAAAGGAGAAACGCTAAATGAACGTACCCGAACTTCAAGCGGCCATTAAAAAACGGGGCATTCCGATGAACCGCTTTTTAGACCTTGTGAGAATAACCCCTTCCTCGTGGTCAAGACGGGTAAAGGGAACATCTGAAATGACGTTAGCCGAAATTCAGCGCATTGTTGATACGTTGAATCTTTCGGAAGAAGAAGTTAAAGAAATATTTTTTTAGTCTTTTGGTTTCTTACAGGAAACGAGCCATGCTAAAAATAATTAATTTTGACCCGAACCGGGTATTTGCCGCCCTTTATGAAGCGGCTAAAGGAGAAGAAGGGCACACGTACTATGCCCTTATATCGAGAGGAGACGAAAGCGATGAAGAGAACACCGACAGCGGCCATCCCGTCGTGGGTAAACAGACGTCACGAACAACTTCATAGGGAGTGGATAGAGCTTGAACTTCCCGTTCAGACACAACCGTCTAAGCCTTGTACTAAGACCTTTGATTATAAAGAGTTAGTCGAAACAGTGTTCTTGTTCGCAATTCTTACTTGCGTAGTGTTCGTGGGAGCGTTTATATGAACCTTCTAGGACGAAGTATCTCAATTATGGCTATATTGGCGATAGCATCAATTCTTATAGCAACACCTCAATGTCTTTATCTGATAGGAAGGAGTTTTGCAAAGTGGTAAGAATAAGTTTTGAAGGCACAAGTCACGAAGTATTGCAGGAAATGAAAGATTTTCTATCCCTGCAACAGTCAGCACACACGGAAACAGTAGAACCCAGTAAACCCGAACCGGCTAAGAAGGAAGCACCCCCTAAAGCCGAAAAGCCGAAGAAAGCGACTAAAAAGGAAACGCCGAAAGATGACCGGCAGGAAGAACCGAAACCTGTAGAAGGGGAAAAGGATAAAGAGCCTGTGACGGAAGCGGCAAAGCTTTCACCCGAAGACCTTGCTAGTATTCGGCAAGATGTAGTTGACTTCACAAAGAAAGACGCCGCTAACCACGGTAAAGTGAAGGCGTGGATTACGGAGAACTTAGGAGACGGTGCAAGATTGACCGACCTTACGATTGATAAAGTTGACAGCTTATACAACATGCTGGGGATACCCAAACATGAGTAAGCACGCAATCCTTTCAGCCAGTGCGGCGGCTAGATGGCTAAAATGCCCGCCGTCCGCCCGCCTAAACGCCGCCGAACCCGATACAGTATCTGAATATGCCGCCGAAGGAACGAGGGCACATGCGGCCGCCGAAGAGTGTTTACGGGCATATCTTGAAGGCCGTGAGCCGAACGCTACCTATGATGACGGCGAAATGAAGGAAGCCGTTGCCCGATACGTTGATATATGTATCGAAAAAGTGGTAGCGGCTAAAAAAACAACGCCCGACACCGTGGCCAAAGTTGAGGAGCGGTTAGACTTCTCAAGTATTGTTCCGGACGGTTTCGGCACGGGAGACATGGTGATAATATCGGACGATACGATAGAGATTATAGACCTTAAATACGGTAAAGGCGTTCCGGTATCAGCCGTGCATAATCCGCAAATGCGATTGTATGCACTAGGGGCTTGCTCCGCCTATGATTTTTTGTACGGCTTTTCTAAAGTCCGCATGACTATCGTTCAGCCTAGACTGGACAGCGTTTCAACGGACGAGCTTTCAATTAGAGACCTTATGAAATGGGCGAAAGAAATTAAAAAAACCGCCGAACTTGCCTATAAGGGTAAAGGCAAGTTTTGTGCCGGCGACCATTGTCGTTTCTGTAAGGTGAAGGCTAGGTGCAAAGCGTTAAGCGAGTATGAACTTGCCGAAGTAAACAAATACTTCCCGGATGAAGCGTGGGAGCTTGAGCCCGAAACCATAGCGGATATTATTTTAAAGGCTACCGCTATTGATAATTGGATTGAAGCCGTCAAAGAGTATGCCCTTACGGAAGCCCTTAACGGCAGGGAGTGGCCTAATTTAAAGCTTGTGGCAGGCCGTTCTAAACGTATAATTACGAACGACGAAACGGCCGCCGACATCCTGTTAAAAGAAGGCTACAAGACCGATGATATTTACAAACCTAAAGAATTAATCACGCTTACCGCCCTTGATAAGTTAGTGGGTAAAAAACGGCTTGCCGAAATATTAGACCCCGTACTTAGTAAGCAAGACGGTAAACCGACGCTTGTATCCGAAGAGGATAAGCGTCCTAAGCTCGACACATTATCTGATTTTGACGACTCTATTTTAGAGTAGAAAAGGAGAAAACATCATGAAGATTGCAACAGGAAAAGTAAGACTTTCATACGCCAATATTTGGACACCTAAAGGCTTTAACGGTAATCCCGAAAAGTATTCGGCAAGCCTTATCATCCCTAAGAGTGACACAAAGACGGTAAAGAAAATTAAAGACGCTATCGCCGCTATGATGAAAGACCAAGAAAACATTACCACGTGGGGGAAGGCCACGAACCTGCACTTACCGTTACGTGATGGTGACACAGACCGCCCCGACGACCCTGCATATGAAGGTTGCTATTTCATGAACGCCAGCACGCCGAAAGACAGACCGCCCCGTATTGTGGATAGAAACAAGCAAGAAATTATTGACCACGCCGAAGTCTATAGTGGTTGCTATGCACAGGTAGTTATCAACCTGTACGCATACAACAAGAACGGCAATAAGGGTATCGGTGCAGGGCTATCGGGTATCCGTAAACTTGCCGACGGCGAACCGTTATCAGGCGGTATGGTATCGGACGCCGACTTCACGGATGACTTTTCTGATGACGTAGACGATTTATTCTAATGCGTACAATGTCAATCGACATTGAAACGTATAGTGACATCGACATAAAGTACGGAGTTCATAAATACGTTTCAAGTCCTAATTTTGAGGTTTTATTGTTCGGTTTCGCCTTTGATGACGAAGCGGTGCAAGTAATAGACCTTACGAAAACCCATACCCTTCCGAAAAACGTACTGGAGGCTTTGTATGATAAGGAAATTCGTAAGACGGCGTTTAACGCCGCATTTGAAATTACGTGTTTACGTAGACTTTCCTATCTACACGACATGCCGCCGGAACAGTGGGAATGTTCAAGCGTATTAGCTAAATATAATGGACTTCCGAACACGCTTTCGTCCGTGGCCAAAGTGCTAAAGCTTGAGGAACAGAAAGATACACGGGGCAAGAACTTGATTAAATACTTCTCTTGCCCGTGCAAGCCGACTAAGGTTAATGGCAACAGAACCCGTAATTATCCCGAACACGACCCCGACAAGTGGGCGACGTACATTGAATACAACCGTCAAGACGTGGTTGTAGAACGGGAAATACGTAAGAAACTTATTAGCCATAAGCCGCCCGAATCAGAACGGCGGCTATGGCTACTGGACTTACAAATAAACGGCCACGGGGTACGGGTAGATGAGGACTTAGTGCAAAACGCTATACAGCTAAATAGCGGCACAGTGGATACGCTTACGGCCGAAATGAAAGCAATCACGGAGCTTGATAATCCGAATAGTGTTGCACAACTCAAGGACTGGTTAGACTACCGCATGGGTGAAAAGCCCGAAAGCCTTGATAAGGCAGCACTTAATGAGCTGTTAGCTTTACCGCTTGCACCCGATGTAAAGCGAGTTCTTACCATACGTAAGCAGTTGGGCAAGTCGTCCGTAAAAAAGTATGAAGCTATGGCAAACACAAAGGTTGAGCTAAACGGTCAACTTTATTGCCACGACCTGTTCCAGTTTTACGGAGCGGGACGTACCGGTAGATGGGCAGGACGTACCGTACAACTACAGAATTTACCCCGTAACAGTATGCCGGATTTAGGCCTTGCCCGTAAGCTTGTTAAAGAAGGCGACGCAAGTCTACTCAATCTTCTATATGACAACGTACCGGACGTGTTGTCACAGCTTATAAGAACGGCGCTTATCCCGTCAAAAGGCAATACGTTTTTTGTTGCCGACTTCTCCGCCATTGAAGCCCGTGTTATTGCATGGCTATCGGGAGAAAAGTGGCGCATAGAGACCTTCAAGAATGGCGGCGACATTTATTGTGAATCCGCAAGTCAAATGTTCGGCGTGCCGGTTGTAAAGCACGGAATAAACGGTGAATTACGACAAAAGGGCAAAGTTGCAGAACTTGCGTTAGGATACGGCGGCGGAGCAAACGCCCTTATCACAATGGGGGCATTAAAGCAAGGATTAACGGAAGCCGAACTTCCCGATATTGTGACACGTTGGCGGGCGAAGTCACCGAAAATCATTGAGTTTTGGAACGCTTGCGACACGGCCGCCAAAAACGCCATTATTTACGGTAAAACGGTTACTTTGCCTAACGGCATATCCTTTGAGAAGACAAAAGGTGCACTTCTAATACACCTTATAAGCGGACGTGATTTGACGTATCTGTTCCCTAAAATCGGTACAAACCGTTTCGGGGGCGAGTCGATAGAGTATAAGGGTATGGCGCAAACGGCAGGGGTATTTACAACGCTAGAAACATACGGCGGTAAACTGGTCGAAAATATCGTACAGGCCGTCGCTAGAGACTGTTTAGGTGCAGCCCTTATGCGATTACATGAAGCGGGGTATCAAGTTGTAGGGCACGTTCACGATGAAGTTATTATCGACGCTCCGTCTAAAGACCTCGACGCTACACTAAAAGAGATTGTAGGGCTTATGTGCTTGCCGACTGACTGGAATAAGGGGCTACCGCTTAACGCCGACGGTTTCTACAGCGACTACTACAAGAAAGATTAAAGGAGAATAATGCGTAAATATCTACTCGATTTCGTTTTAATAGTGATAATAGCGGCTATGTTCAACGCTTTATTAGTTCAAGTAATAAGCCCTACCGCCACACTCATGCTTTCACCGCTAGTCACGCTTTTTGCGGAAATATTAAGAAAGCAGGCGGCAGTCGCTTGTACCTGTAAACTAAGCGGTGTGTCTATCAAACCCTTTTGGAAAACACTTAGTCCGCAAGAAGTGTACTTGTACAAGTTTATCGCCAGCTTGCAAGTTGGGACAGTGCTTTTTACCTGTTTCGGTGTTGGCAGCGTGTGGATATATGAACACTTTACCGATACGTCAACTATTTCCATAGCCGCTGTTTTAGTCAGCTTAGCACTTAAGTTGATAGCGAACCGTGATTAAGGTTTGCGGGCGAAACGAAAATGAGAAAAGGGGAACAAAGAGAGAATGAAATTTATAGATTTTTTCGCCGGCATTGGCGGTTTTCACTCCGGTTTAGAAAAAGCCGGCATGGAGTGTATCGGTTGGTGCGAATTCGATAAGTTCGCCCAAAAGAGCTATAGAGCAATATACGATACGGAGAGGTTGTGGTTTGCCGATGATGTTAGAAAAGTCAGAGGATGGGACGTGCCGAAATCGACCAGTTTGGAGAGGAGAAAAAGCAAATGGCATACATAAAATTCGGCAACTACAAGCCGGCACGAGAGACTATAACCACCGACAAGGAGAACGGTAATTCAATGCAACACACATATAAATTCCCGAACGGGTACGGAGTAATTGTAATTCAGAATAAATATTGCAAAGGATACAAGGATGGACTCTATGAATTGGCGGTACTGGAAGAAGGGAGATTGCCGATTATAAGTAACGACATCGGATGTTTAAGTGCCGATGAAGTAGCCGAACACTTAAGCCGGATAGAAAGATTACCGGATTTAGCGGAGAAACGAAAAGAAGGGAGCAAATTATGCAACACTCAAAAACCGTATTCAAAATAACGGAATACTCCGCCTATGAGTTTGGCCACGATTACACCAGCATAACGGACGTACTGGATAGATTGAACGCTCGACCTGAATATGACACTGAAAGATATGAATATCTCTACCACGAGAACGACAATCCGCCGTATTTTGAGTTGTTCGACGGGTACGAGGGAGATGACCTAACCCTTTTACAAGGTGAGTTCTTACTAATAGACAATGATGGACGGCTTTCAAAACTTTCAAGCGAAGAAGCTGTACAACTTATTTTGAAAGGAGAAGGTCTATTTGAAAGAGTACGTATTTAGTTTTAGTAATGAAATGAAGCAGAACGGAGACGAATATAATCTCTTACTCACCACAGCTTATGGCACTTATAACTCCGAAAAGGAAGCCATTCTCGAAGCTATAGAAATGTGTGAATATTACGGATACGAATTTACTCATCTGTTCGTAGGGCAAGCGGAATACTTTACCCCTCGAATAGACGCAGATTTAGTTTTAGAGGATTTAGCACAGATAGCTGATGATAACGGGTACAAGGAAGACGGATACCTTGAAAACGTCAAAAACGAACACATAAGAGAGCTTGATAAGCTACTCACAGAAACCTACCTTAAGTGGGAAAATAAGCACCCCGAATATCGTAACAGCTATTATTTAATGACCAATGCTGTTAGATACTCTATCAGTGACTTAAAAGAAGAAATGGAAAACATGCGAAAAGGGGAACAAGATGATGAATAAAGAAACGAATAAGGACACGTTAAACATCGTAACGCATAGTATTGATGTAGCTATAGACTCCGTAGGTACTGTTTTAGGTCTACTCGACGAATGCGGACTCAATAAACACGACTATGATCTAGTGAAAGGCGGAATGCTAAGCTGTTTACGGCGGCTTGACATAGCTTACGATATTGTACGCTGTGCCGAGGATTAAAAGGAAAAAAAGGATGGGTTTCACAATGAATATCATAACCAATAGCGTATACAGCGACGAGTGGTACACGTCAAGGGCTACCGTAGAAGCCATGCTCGACATCTTCCCGTGTAACAGTCAAGACGTTGTGCTTTGTCCGTTCGATAGCAAAGAGAGCCAATTTGTAAAGGTGCTACAGGAACGGGGCCACAAGGTTATTTACGGTATCCGTGACTTCTTAGAGTGCGAGAGAGAGCCGTATTCGTTTGACTGCATATACACAAACCCGCCGTTCAGCTTAAAAACGGACGTAATTGAACGGTGCATAGCCACAGGAAAGAAATGTACCCTTGTACTACCGCTCGATAGCCTAGGAGGAATTAAACGCCACGAACTTTATAAAAAGACGAACCTTTTCGTGTATGTACCGTCTAAACGAATCAGTTATTACGACGAACAGGGCATTAAGCGAAAGGGAGCGTCTTTCCACAGTATCTTTTTACAACTAAACGCCGATAGAAACGGCATAATATATGAATACGAAAGGGTGAAGCCTTAATGATTAAGAATCCGCTTATAGTTAAGTTACTTAACAATAATAACTTAGTTATTCATGCGAGCAAGGACGACTTTCAAAGAATTGAGGTTTATTATCATAGGGAAGGACGGTTTGGCGTTAGAATGATAATAGGGGTTGAAGTAGCTAACCTTGCTAAAGACGTAGAACCTTGTTCAAGAAGAGAAGCGGTAAACATTTATACCTATCTGTTGGATGAGTTGGACAAGGACAATGCTGTAATAGATTTACGCCCCGTTTTGCAGGATATTCTGGATAACCGAAAAGAGGAAGGATGTATATGTGTTTATGATTGAAGAAGCCGTAAAACTCAACCTACCTTTCCACAAAGCACACTCCGTAGTGATGGGTAAAATAAAATACTGGTACTTTCCCGACAGCGTCCGGGGGCAAATCAAAGAGAACATGCTTTGCTATATTGCCCGTAGGGAAGATAACAAAGTCATCGGAGAAGCTATAGTAGCTACTATCATAGAAGGCTCGCCGCAAGAAGTGTTCAGCCAGACCGCTTTATACACTGAACTTAGCGCCCCGATGTTTCTTTCTATCTTTGGCAACTACCAGACCGTAAGCGCCGTAGGTTTTGCCGACGTAAGACCGTATAGAGAAGAAGTTTACATTGAGGACTCCGAAATACTAAGCGGCATAAGTGAAGCACTTGCACAAGCGGGATATTCTGTAGATGAACTGCATGATAGAATCCCTACACTAAGTGGAGAAGATGTAGACGAACTGCACCGTATAATCAGTAGTACCATTGATGAAGTGTACAGGCTTGCCGTTTTACTACCTACAGACAGACCGAGAAAGAAGGCGACCCGTAAATGATTATAATTGCACCGAAAAACAAAAAAGAATTTCTGACAATGACAGAGGATAGCCTATCCGATATACTGGTAGACTTATCACAATTACTGGTCAATCTAACGAACTATGACGGAATAGACGACGACACGTTACTAAACATTGTGTTAATGCTAAACCGTAATTACAATAGGCTAACCACAGTGGCGCTAATCGTTAAAAACGAAATCCAAGACATAGAAGGAGAATAACATGATTGTATACAGCCTTTACTCTATCAGAACGAACGTTACCAATCTACATTGCGAGGACTCTGTAGGTATTTACACGGAACAGAACGACAAGAGGGCTTACATCTGGAGAAGTGACGATGAGCGGCTTGTTCGTACCGTGTGGGTGAGAGTCACCGATTACCTTAAAGAGCACACCGACGGCGTAACTGTACCCGATAACTTACCTTTGCATTTAGACGACATCGTACTAACGTCTATGGAAATGCTATACGACTCTTGTGATGAGGATGATACATAGACAATGAAAATCCTTTGGATTGTATTTGTTAAGTAACTCAAAGAAAGGATGATAAAAATGCTTAAACGGGACAATGTACTTACGAAAGGCGTATTTAATTTATGGCAAAAGGCCGCTAAGAGCCCGTCCCATAAGTTTTACGGTTTTGCAGACGAAGAAGTGGGATATATCGGAACAAATGGGATAGTCGTATATCGGATACCTAAAGAAGTGAGTCATCCGTTCAAAGATACCGAAGGCCTTCCGGACTCGACCAAAAAACACCTGAAATCCCTTTTTACGGGTGAAGGTAGAAGCGTTCAAGATACGGGAGAATTAAAAACAACCCCTTTAGGGCTTGCCCGTAAATTCAACGACGTTGACCGTACCTTTTATGTACGAGAAGATTTCCTATCGCCGTTCCGTAAATTATTCGTGAGTGCCGATTATGTCAGACAGAACATTGTTCGCCTGTACGCAAAGGATGAATATATGGCCATATGTGCGTTGGCAGGAATTGAAAGGAAAGGAGAATAAACAATGGAAATGAAACGAACAAAAGACGAACGGCCGCCGTTAAACGAATATGTATTAGGTGTGTGGCCGACAGCTAGTCCTATTCCTGAATTTACGGCGTTAAAGCGAAAAAGGTCAGGTGAGTACGCAAATCGTCATAACGAGCCTGTTCTTGCACCTAAATACTGGATAGAATTACCCACCCTACCGAAGTAAAGAGGTTATATTATGAATGATGTGAGTTTTACCCTTACCATTGGCAAAAGCCGTACCGCTAAAAACTGGATAGCTAAAAAAACGTCGTGGCTTGAGTTTATAGACAGCTTAAAAACACCGATACGTACCCCGGAGACGGTAAAAGAATATGTGGCAATGAGTCGTGAACAGCGGGCACAAGCTAAGGACGTAGGGGCATTTGTAGGCGGCACATTTAGCGGTAAACGAAGACTGTTAAGAGAAGCGGTTAACCGTCAATTAGTAACACTTGACGCCGATAGTCCTTCTCCGGATTTTCTAAGCGATGTGGATTTATTTTTAGGCCAATACGCCTATGCGATTTACTCTACACACTCACACACGCAAGCGTCACCTAGGTATCGCTTAATCCTTCCCTTAGCCGAACCCGTATCGCCCGAAGCGTATCAAGCTATTGCCCGTAAACTTGCCGACACCGTGGGTATAGACAATTTCGACTCGACGACATACGACGTACACCGCCTTATGTACTTCCCGTCAGCGGCCGTAGACGGCGACTATGAATACTACACGAACGACGCCCCCATCCTTGACGGCAAAGATATACTTGCACAGTATAAGGACTGGAAGGATACGGCACAGTGGCCGACGGGTAAAGCCGAAACGCTTGCCGTTAAACACGCCGCTGCTGTTCAAGGCGACCCGTTAGAAAAGCCTGGCTACATAGGAGCTTTCAATCGTATCTATTTTCCGATACAAAAGGCCATAACCGCCTTCTTAAAAGATGAGTACAGCCCGTGTGATAACGGACGATATACCTACCTTCTAGGCACAACGGCAGGCGGCCTTGTCATTTACTCAGATAGGTTTGCCTACAGTCATCACAGCACCGACCCTTCGTGCGGTATGCTTTGCAGTGCCTATGACCTTGTACGGGTACACCTTTTCGGTAAACTCGACGAAGACGCAAGAAGCAACACCAGCGTCGAAAAGCTACCGTCAAGTGTAAAAATGAAAGAGTTTGTGCAGGGACTTAATGACGTTGAGAAAGAGTATATACGTACCGTGAACGCCGACCTGTTCGACGAGGAAGCGGACGAAGCCGCCAGTGAAGAGCTTGAAGAGTGGCTATCCAAACTTGAGTACACTAAAGATAAAGAGCCTAGAATCAAGCCTTCCGCTAAGAACGTATTGCTTATTATGGCAAACGACAGAAGCCTTAAAGACACATTCGGACTTAACACCTTCTCACAGCAGATAGATATACTGAAAGACCTTCCGTGGCGTGAAAGGGATGAGGGCGAACAGTGGCAAGACTCCGACGACTCACAACTTAGAAATTATTTCGACGTGACGTATAAGTTGCAAGCACGGGCAGTTATTGAGGACGCCTTCATAGAGACAGCAAACAAGCACCGTTTTCACCCCGTAAGAGACTATCTGAACAGCCTTAAATGGGACGGGGTGCCCCGTGCAGAGTCGCTGTTTATTGACTTTTTAAATGCCGTTGATACGAACTTTACAAGAGAGGCAACTATTAACTTCTTAAAGGCGGCCGTAGCCCGTGTGTTCCGTGCAGGTTGTAAATTCGATAACTGTATCACCTTTAGCGGCGCCCAAGGGATTGGAAAAACAACTTTGCTGGGCAATCTGGGAAAAAAATGGTACAACGAATCCATTACAAGTTTTAGCGGCAAAGACCCGTTAGAACAACTGCAAGGTAGCTGGATTGTCGAACTGGGCGAAATGCAAGCCACCAAAAAAGCCGAAAATGACCAGATAAAAGCTTTCCTTAGTAGAAGGGTTGATAAGTTTAGAAAATCATTCGGAAAAAGAGTCCAAGAGTACCCCAGACAGTGCGTTTTCGCCGCCACTACAAACGACCTTATCTTCTTAAAGGACAGAACAGGCGGCCGTAGGTTTTGGCCTATTATCGTAGCGTATGGCGCAAAAAAAGACCCGTCGTTAGACCTTACGGAAGAGTACGTGAATAGCGTATGGGCGGAAGCCGTCTACTTGTATCGCAAGAATCCGTCACTTCTACTATCTAAAGTCGCCCTAGCAGAAGTAGAAGAGCTACAGGACTCTTTCACGGAAGGGTTAGAAAAAGTAGGGCTTATCGAAGACTACCTAGACAAGAAACTACCCGACAACTGGAAGGATATGGAACTCTTTGAACGACGGGCTTACCTTGACGGTTACAGCGAGGAAGACGAAAAAACAGGAACGCCTCGAACTTGCGTTTGCAATCTTGAAATATGGTGTGAAGTGTTCGGCGGAGAACGTGGAAAAATTAATCAGTACGAGCTAAGAGAAATTTCAGCTATCATGCAACGGATGAAAAACTGGGACGGAATAAATCGTGCGTCCGGCAATCCGTATACAGCAAGAGTTGGAAAATTATACGGGAAACAGCGTGTGTTTATACGTACTGAAAACGGCGAATAGTGGTAACATCAATAGCAAAGTGGAACGGGCTTAGGGTAAAAACGACCAAACATTTGTTTGGTGAAAACTATTGGCGTAATTTGGGTTTTCTCAATAATCTCAATTTAAATGAGAAAATCGAAAATGTTCGTTACCGTTACCGCTTTCGTTACCACTTTCGTTACCACCTAAAATGGCTTAACCACGTCTTTTATATATATATGGTAACAAAGGTAATAATAATTTATTTATTAGTATATAGAAATAAGGGTTTGTATAGATTTATGTATATATGTATAATTCTATATACTATATAGGAAGTGGGTGTTTTAGAGCACCATGTACACCACCCCATTTTTAGAAGGGAGAAACGGATTGAATATTCAAAAAACGATTTGCGAACGGCAAGTTGAAACGTATTTAAAAAAACGAATCGAATCGGAAGGCGGACTTACGTTTAAGTTTGTAAGTCCTTCTAATGCAGGCGTGCCTGACCGAATCGTGTTGAAAAATGGAAAGGCCTTTTTTGTCGAATTGAAACGCCCGAACGGAAAGCTTAGGCCTTTACAACAGCACATAGCCCGTAAATTATATAGCCAAGGATTTAGCGTGTATGTCATCGACACGAAGGAAGGGGTTGATGAATTTGTACGAAAGGAGTTAGCGCCTAATGAGATTTAAGCCTTATCCGTATCAAAAGGAAGCGGCACGGCGAATAGTCAAAAACACGCATTACGGATTGTTCCTTGATATGGGCTTAGGCAAAACAGCGTCTACCTTATACGCCCTTGACGAGCTTATGTTTAATCGGTTTGAGGTGCAAAAAGTGCTTATCGTAGCTCCGCCTAAAGTAGCCGAATCGACATGGCAAGACGATATTTCAAAATTTTCCGATTTTAAGGACTTTAAGGTGCATACCCTTACAGGAACGCCTAAACAGCGAGAAAAGCTGTTAGAGGAAAAATCAGGGCTATTTATCATAGGGGATACGCTGGTATCGTGGCTTTGTCGCAAGTACAACTACAGCTTACCCTTTGATATGCTAGTTATTGATGAGTCTAGCCGATTTAAAAGCCCGCAAACGCAAAAATTCAAAGCTTTGAGAAAAGCCAGAAGTTCGTTTTCCCGGATTGTTATTCTGACCGGTACGCCGTCGCCGAACTCACTAGAGGAGCTATGGCCGCAACTATATTTACTGGACGGGGGTGAAAGATTAGGTAAAACACTAACCCAGTACCGAAGCGCTTACTTTAAGCCGAACCGAACAAACGGACATGTCGTTTTCGACTATCGCATTCAAAGCGAGGAAGCCCGGCAAACGATATACCGTAAAATCGACACCATCTGCATGAGTCTTGAAGCTAAAGATTATCTGACTATGCCCGACCGAATAGATAACGTCATCGCCCTTGACATGCCGCCAGATGTTAAAAAGAGGTATGCCGAATTGAAGCGGGATATGGTGCTTGAGCTTGACGGTGAAGATATTACAGCCGTTAATGCCGCCGCCGTATCTAATAAGTTACTTCAAATGGCAAACGGTTGTCTTTATACCGACGAGAAAGAGACGATACGGTTACACGACGTCAAGATTGAAGCCCTGCAAGATATAGTAGACTGCAACCCTGGAAAGCCTGTTCTTGTGTTCTACAGTTTCATATCTGACAAGGAACGGATTTTAGAAGCCTTCCCAAATGCAAGAGTGCTACAGGGTAAAAAGGACATAAAGGATTGGAACGACGGGAAGATAGAAATGCTTATTGCACACCCGGCAAGTTGCAGTTACGGCTTAAATTTGCAGTACGGCGGTAATATAGTCATCTGGTACGGGCTTACGTGGAGTCTTGAACAGTACCTACAGGCCAATGCAAGACTTTACAGGCAAGGCCAAAAGGAAACGGTTGTTGTTAATCATCTTGTGATGAAAGGAACGATTGACGAACAGGTAATGAAAGCCTTACAGCGTAAGGAAGTAGGGCAACGAGAACTTATTGAAGCCTTAAAGGCAAATTTATTAGAAAGGAAAGGTGACAGGAATGCAAGTGAATTTTGACGGGAAGGGTTTTATTGAGGTTTCTCCGCAAGAGGTTTCAGACCGGTTTTCTGACCTTTTAGAAAGCTATGAAGTTGACGGAGAGCACTATAGCGACGTGTTTTTAAATTTTAGCTTAGCCGCTTATGGGTCAGCATGTATGACTTCTGTAGGTATGTTACTTTCAAGCGCAAAGGTGTATAATCATATGCAAGACCAGATAGGCGTAATTCTTAGCGGCTTGTATAACGCCGTTCAGAAGGACTTGAATCTGATGAGCGAAGTGGCCAAAGAGTGCAAAGAAAAGCCTACTCTTCACTTCAACGATATGATGAAGAAATTCAGTTAAGGGGCGATAACGTTATGTTAAGCTATTCGATTTTTACACATCAGTGGGACATGTTGGGATACATTGTAATAGCTTTTGTGCTGTTGTTGGTAGTTATGTATCTCTTTGAAAGGTAATTTCGGATTTTCATTTTGGATTTTTTGTTCAGATTTTCAATTTGGATTTTTTGTTCAGATTTTCATTTTGGATTTTATGGACGAAAACCAAAAGAGGATAGAATGCTTTTTGGAATATTCATTTTAGATTTTCTAGGCGGCAAAAGTTTCCTTTGTGGTGAATAAATTGCCAAAACGATACATGTAACGAGTTTTACAGTGAATCAAGGGAATTTACATGTAGAAATCATAAAAACGCCTTAAAACGAAAAATACAACGTTTTTAGGGTATTCGTTAAATGTCGAATTAAGGAGTTGAAAGCTAATGGTGTCATTCCGTGATTTTTGTAACGGACAGATTGAAGAAACAGAAATTGCTAGCAAAGTGGATATTATAAAAAATCCCGACCACTATACATTTAGAGGACGGGAGTGTTCAGACATAATAGCGACTATGACGGCCACATCTAACGGCAAAATAGCCTATTATGAAGGGGCAATATGCAAATACATGTACCGGTATCCGATGAAGGGCACACCGATTAAGGATTTGATGAAAGCCCGGCAATATATCGACATGCTAATTCGTGAGTTACAAGAGTAAACAAATAGACAAAAAAGGAAACTGGGTAGATAATAACAATAAGCAGCCACTTTGCCGTTAAATCGGGTTATCTACTCAGTGGCCATAAAGGAGAGCCGTAACGGGAATAATATGCCAATCAAGTACAAAACGACTGTAATAAAATGTGATAGTAAGCAATGCTTAAATAATAAAAGAGGTTATTGTCAGGCCACAGTAATCCACGTCATCCGTAATCACCATAAATGTGCCGACTACATAACGGTAAACGGATGTCGTAATACATCCCGTTACGGCGGAAAGGAGAAACGATAATAATAATGACTCCGAAAGAGAAACTGGAATCGATTCAAAGTTTAGCTACTGACATTGACATATTGTCAGCCCAAATACATAATCTGTATACGGTTATCGGCCGGCCGCCGTCATCTAAGATAACAGTATCATACGGAACGACTCCGGGCACGACGGCAGATGGCTACACGGAAAAAACATTAGTGAAGTTTTTAAAACTTAAAAAAGAACGAATGCAGGCGATAATCACCCGGCATAGCCGAATCGACGGCATACGGAAAATACCGTATGCGAATATCCGGCGAATTGTGTATATGCGCTATGTCGAGTGTAAAGCGTGGAACGACATCGCCGCCGCCGTATTCGTATCGGTTAGACATGCACAAAGGTTATTGCAACAGGGCATAGAATGCTATGCGGTAATAAATGAAGCTGGAGGAATCCAATAATAAAAAGGGCTGTTCTTAACAGCCCTTTTTATTATTGTTAACGCTTTCGGCCGATAGCGCCGATGACGTCATAATCTGTCATGTCATTATATCGGCGAAGTTCCGCCCAGATACAATCGTTTTCAAGGTCATCGAAGAATTGTCCGGCTTCGTCATAATTGTTAAACGGTACTTCACTTACCCCATCTTCATCTTTGTAAACTACCATGAAATCGAACATAATATTAACCCCTTTCGCCGCTTTGGCGGCAATTCAAAATCAGATAATTAATAGTTATCTGTTGAGTTAATTGTATCAAAATTAAATACATAAGTCAAGCAATGGTTTTATATTTGTAGCGCATGAAAAAGCCTAAACCGTTGCAATACGTGAATAGTTAAGTATAAGGTTTTTACTTGACAATAGTACGCATTGCGTACTATAATAAAGACATAATTTAATGGTATTGCCGCTAAAGCGGCGAAAGGAGAAACATCATGAACGAATTTAAAAAAGCAAGAGAAAGCTTACAAATGTCACAACAGGCGATAGCCGAACATTTAGGAATGCCCCGCCGGACGTGGCAAGACTGGGAACGGGACGAACGGACGCCCCCCGAATGGGTTAAGGCCTTAATCCTTAAGGCCTTGGCGGAACTTGCCGAAAAACAGAAAACGGCAAGAGACAGCTGGGGCGGAGTCGCAAAATACAAAGAATGTGCCTTAGCGTTCGCCCGTGATTCCCGGACATGGCCTAAAGATTCATATGATTCTTTAGGATACGTGACGGAAGGCCGTGCCGGTGAAGATTATCATATCTCTTGCGACGGAGACGGCGGCGGCCTTGATATTATATGGGCTTTTCAACTTTCAGATGAAGAAGTTGAAAACCGGGCGGCGGATGAGTTTGTAAACGTTATGACGGAGAACGCCCGGCTACTTATTGAAGAAGCGGCGTATGACGAATATACGCCGGATGAGTTTATCAGTCGTATGAATGATATAAAAGAGTTTTTCTAAAACTAAAACGCATACCGATAATAAAAAAAGGCTAAGCACTTAAAAGCGCTTAGCCTTTTTTTATTTTAACAAGAATGCTTTTTGGGATTTTCATTTTGGATTTTTTAGCCCAAAAAACCCTTACAGTTTCAAAAAAAACTGTAAGGGTTTTTAAGGCCGTTTATTGATTTTTAGCCGGATAATCGAAATCATACGACTTGCGCCACAAGTCATAATCTTCAATCACTTCATAGGCGGCGACGGCGATAGCCGATATTAGTTTATCATAATATCCATCTTTATTGCCGAATACTGTTTTATATGAAAGTGTTGTACTTTCGCCGTTCATTAATACAGCAGATAAAGAATGGAGTTCATATCTCCAATCTCCGGCCGTCTTAACTACCGTTAATGACCACGGCCAACCCACGTACAGGCCTTTGTATATATAAAATTGCCGGAATTGGTCACGTTCTTTATAAATACACCTGATATTTTTCAAACGTTCTTTAACTCTTTCCTTATTGTACATAAAAGTACACCCCTTTCGCCGCCCTTGCGGCAATTCAAAATCAGATAAAAATTATTTATCTGTTGTATTAAGTATAGCAAAATTAAATATAAAAGTCAACTAATCAAATACATACGGAGTTTCAAAATCCGGGGGTTTTACGTCTTTACCATAAAAGTTAAGCGGGATATTATTGATGTCGTCGTTAAGTTTCATCAGTTGTAATATTGATAACGTTTTCAATAATTCCGATAATTCTGTTTTTTCTTCGTCTGTCGCTCCAGCACATAATAATACTTTGTCCGCAATCGCCCGGTATCCGGATAACGTAATATCCGTCCGGGGGATTGTCTGGAATAATATCATTTTTTGACGTGGTGTAAATTCCGGTAATACCACATCAGATAATAATACCGTGTAATTGTGAACGGCGGTATGCACCCGGCGACTGAATCCGCCCCCACGTGTTGACCTATGAACATGTGCATAATCCCACATACGTCTTAGTTCTTTAGTTAAGTACAGCGGCTTTTTCATTTTCTCACCCCCTTTCAAAAGCTTAAAAATACACTTTTAATCATATCATATTATAATACAAATGTCAACGAATATCATACGAAAAAACGGGCAAATTGCAGAAAAAGCAACGTTATAAAATCCGTTTTAAGCCCCTAAAAATAAAGTTTAGGGGTAATATATGCAAAACGGCTAAACGTCTTTAAAACTGATATAAAAGTCAATTTTAGGCGTTTGAAAACTGGTAAAACCTTGAAAACGGACAAAAAAGCACCCTACAGCGTTGTAATTATGACCTTGCAGGGGGCGGATGTAAAAGAGTGGAAGCGGGTATACTGGGGGGTAAACATAAAAAACCCTTGCAGTTTCAAAAACTGCAAGGGTTTTTTTATGTTTACAGCATGGCGGCGACGGCGGCCATGTCGTCATCGTCTAACCGATATGTTATAAAATCGACTACATCGGAAGCATGAACGCTTTCAATGTTTCCATATCCGTCGAATGTGAAAAATTCGGCGGAGGATGAATAGTCGCCGTACCGAATCATATCGGCTAAAGCGGACGGAGTAAACCCCGTCATAAGGTCGTCGAACTCATCGACATCATATAAAGCACTGTCGGGGTCGTTGCATTCTTCCGCAACGTATTCCGAATAGGCGGCCGCCAAGTCGTACACGTCCGCCCCTTCAATAATTTTTAAAGCCTTTTCATTTGTCATAGTAATACCCCTTTCGCCGCCCTTGCGGCAATTAAATTTCAGATAAAATATTATTTATCTGTTGTAATAAGTATATCAAAATTAAATACAAACGTCAACAAAAAATAGTAAAATTGACGGGAATTTATATATAATTTAATGTCGTATAATGTCGCTTGTTTCATGCTTTTACGTTATGTATAATGTAAAGTGAAAAAGTCGAACGGAGATTATTAAGCCGTTCGACTTTTTGACGTTTGCAGTATTAAATGATAACAGTATTGAGAACGACAACGGCGACCGGCGACCGGCGACCGGCGACCGGAGTCCCGGAGTCCCGGCACAAGTGAGAGCCTAATTGATAATGATAATATTCTCAAGACAATTATCATTCTCGTTCTCAATACGAAGGTACTTTCGCTACAAATGGCTTGAAATAGGGGTCGGACGCCCCGCCCCAGTTAATTAGTTATGATTTTTTCTCATAGATTATAGAAAGGCTAGGTGATTTTTGCGTGGACGTTTCAAAGAATTTTGGTACGCTAACGGTGAGCCAAACAGCGATGGGTAAAGTCCTAGGTATATCACAGCCGCAAATCAGTCATTTAGCCAAAACAGGCGTACTTTTGCGGAGTGAAGATAGCAAGATTTTACTCATCGAAAGTATGCGTAATTACTACATGAGAAAAGTGGACGCTCCGACGGACAGGGATATAAGTTTAGACCGTGAAAAAACGCTACATGAAAAAGCGAAGCGTGAAATTGCGGAACTAAAATTAGGCGAACTGAAAGGGCAGTTGCACAGAACAGAAGATATAGACTTTATGCTAGGCGGCTTAATCACCGTCTTGCGACGCAACCTTTTAGCTATGCCTGCAAAAATGGCTACTAGTCTAGTTGGCAAGGATACCGATGAAGTAAACGAAATTATGACTAAGTACATAAACAGTGCATTATCGGAGCTTGCTACCTTCAAAGCCGCCGACTTAGAAAGGTTAGAAGAAGATGAAGAAGAAAACTAACACTAACAAACGGCCTGCAAAGAAGGAGCAAGTACCCGATAAGACTATAGCGGTATTTCAACGACTGATAGAAGGGCTTGAACCGCCGCCGAACATGAGCGTATCGGAGTGGGCAGAAGCCTACAGAATCATCCCTTCCGAATACGGTGCAGACGCAGGTAAGTGGGTTAGCAAGGACTACCAGATACCCATTATGGACGCATTTACAACGAAAGGCGTTACTAAAGTTGTGGCCATGCTAGGAGCGCAGTTAGGTAAATCAGAAATTCTGTTTAACTTGTTAGGCAGGTACATTCACCTTGACCCTTGCCCTATGCTAATGGTACAGCCGACAGTAGAAGATAGTAAGGACTTCTCAAAGGAACGTCTAACGCCTACTATCGAACAAACGCCTGTACTTGCAGAACGGATACACGACCAGAAGTCACGAAACGGTGACAACACTATTCTAAAGAAGCTGTTCGCAGGCGGCTATCTTGCCCTAGTTGGTAGTAATGCTCCGAGCGGACTTGCGAAGCGTTCTATCCGTATACTGGTATGTGACGAAGTAGACCGATTTGCGACCAGTGCAGGCACAGAAGGCGACCCTGTTTCACTAGCTATTAAGCGTACTTCTAACTTCTGGAATCACATCATAGGGCTGTTTTCCACACCGACAGACGAAACGAGCCGCATATATAGAGAGTATATGCTAGGAACGCAGGAAGAATGGCGGTATAAATGCCCTAATTGTGGCGAATGGCACTGGTTAACTATTGATGATATGCGGTACGAGTATGACGAGTTTGATAAAAACGGTGAAAAGTCATACGCCGTACATTCCGTAAATTGGCTTTGCCCCGATTGTGGTTTTTCCTATACGGAAGCCGAGATGAAGCAAGCCGAGCAGGGCTATATAAAGTTAAATGAAGGAGTCACGGCTACACGGTCATTCCACGTAAACGCTTTTACGTCACCGTGGGTACGTTGGACTTCCATTGTACAAGAGTATTTAGAAGCTAAAGACGACGAAGAGTCGCTAAAGACGTTCGTAAACACCAGACTTGCCGAGGTATACACCCCCGACGTTACCATGACAGAAATAGAACCGCTGTTAGACCGCCGAGAAGAATATGAAGCGGAGCTACCAGACGGAGCTTTACTTCTCACGTGTGCAGTTGATACGCAGGACGACCGACTGGAGTACGAGGTTTGCGCATGGGGAGAAGGCGAGGAACGATGGGGAATCAGAAAAGGGATAATCATCGGTACACCCGAAGAGAACGGGCAGGTATGGAACGAGCTATTATCCATTATCACCCGTGAATATCACTTCAAAGACGGCAAATCAATCCGAATTGCCCGTACCTTCATTGACCGTGGCGGTCACTATTCGGACGGCGTAGACCATTTTTGCTTTATGAACCAAGTAAATAACGTGTTCGCCATTATCGGTGCAACACGGTTTGACGCTAAAATCATTGATAAATTATCACCTGTAAAGGCTATGCCGAGCCTTAAAATAGTAAATATCGGCGTAAGTACCTGTAAACAGCACGTGTTACAGCGTCTAAAGGAAGTTACCGAAGTGGGAAGCAGATACATGCACTTCCCGCTAGGCGATGACAGAGGGTATGACAGGCGGTATTTTAAGGGCTTGTTAGCCGAACGACTTACAACCGTAAAAGAACACGGCAGATTAAAGCAAAAATGGGTAAACGTAGCGTCAGATAAACGTAATGAACCTATCGACCTTGCTGTTTATAACTTTGCCTGTATGAAGAGCTTGAACGTGAACTGGGCAGAGTATAAACGTGATTTAAACCGAGTATATGCCCCCGAAAGCAACGAAAAACCCGTAGAAACGGTTACGGTACAGCGTAAATACGGGTGCATAAGGGAAGGAGTGAGAGTCTAATATGGCAGATACCGTTGAACAAGCACGCTTACGGCGACTGTTAGAAGCCGAGCAGGAAATTATTCGTTCCCAAGAATGGCAGGACGGCACGCTAAAGAACAGACGAGCCGACCTAAAAAGCGTTACAGCCGAGATTAACAAGCTCCGAGCGGCAGGCGTTACGCTTGATGACGAGGTAACAGCACCGTCTAACCGCCGCCGAGGTATGGCAAGGCGTGTAATTTTTATTGATTAAGGGAGAACCGAATGCGTAAAAAACGGAAAAAACAGTTGCAAACGGCAAGAACACCTACTGAACATACCGTGAACGTTCGCCGCAACCGTGTAATTAACACGGGATACAGCGAAAACGGTGCTAGTAGCACGAAAGGCAGTCTTGCCGCATGGAATCCTATGCGTAGCAGTCCGCAAAGCGATATAGACGCTAATTTGGACGTGTTACGGGCAAGAAGTGCAGACCTTGTAATGGGTACACCCGTTGCGGCAAGTGCAATTAACACTTCTAAAAGCAACGTAGTGGGTGCAGGGCTTAAACTTTCACCTAGGCCTAGCTACAAGCTGTTAGGCATTACCGCCGAAGCCGCCGAAGAGTGGGCAAGGGAAGTAAAAGCCGAGTTTGATTTATGGGCATTGTCTAAACATTGCGATATAGCCAAGCGTAACAATTTTTACGACTTGCAGGACGTGATATACACGGCCTATCTTATCGACGGTGACAGCTTTGCCCTTTTTAAGTATCGGGATAGTACACCGTATATGCCTTACGGACTCCGACTTCAATTATTAGAAGCCGATAGGGTGAGAAATCCTAATGCGTCGTCAATCGCAAGCCTGTATGGTAATACCACGGTTATTATTAAGAATGCGGACAACGGTAATAGAATCATTAACGGCGTCGAAGTGGACGACGACGGCGCAGTTGCCGCATACTGGGTATCGAACCGCTACCAATATGACCCTACTGATGTATCGGGCATACCGAAGTGGACGAGAGTAGAAGCGTTTGGTAGCCGTTCGGGAATGCCCAACATTTTACAAATTTGTCATGATGAAAGGCCGTCACAGTATCGTGGCGTACCCGAATTAGCCCCCGTAATTGAAACCTTAAAGCAGATAGGCAGATATACAAACGCAGAACTTACGGCGGCTATCGTGAAGTCTTTCTTCACTTTATTCTTCATGGAAGCCGAACAGCACGACGACCCCGAATTTCCCATTGCAGAAGCCTTGAACGGCACACATCAAACAAGAGAGGTATTAGACCCTAACTCTTTGCAGTTGGGTGCAGGAACGATTAACACTATTCCCGCAGGGTACGAATTAAAATCAACTGACCCCCAGAGAAACTTATCGACGTTTGAGCCGTTCATGCGAGAACTGATTAAACAGTTAGGAGCGGCGCTAGGTATCCCGTATGAAGTGCTTATGAAGTCCTTCAATGCGTCGTATACCGCAAGCCGAGCCGCTTTGTTGCAGGCGTGGGCAGGGTTTAAAATGCGTCGTGAATGGTTTTCCAGAGATTTTTGTCAGCCCGTGTACGAAGCATGGCTTACAGAAGCCGTTGCAAGAGGACGGGTGAAAGCCGAAGGCTTTTTTGATGACCCCAAAATAAAGGCCGCATGGTGCAATGCCGAATGGTACGGCCCGACAATGGGAGTCTTAGACCCTGTAAAAGAAGCCGAATCCGCACAAATGCGTGTTATGTTTGGCCTAAGTACGAGGGAAAAAGAAGCCGCAGAAATGACTGGTACGGACTGGAACGAGAATATAGAACGGTTAGCTATCGAACGCAAGCGATTATCTGAAAGCGGCTTGCCTGTATATCCTAACGTTGTAGGCGTATCAGTAGCCGAAGGCGAAAATGAAGGCGAAAATATAGAAGAAAGGAGTGATACCGATGACTAAGTTTTGGAATTTCGCCCCCAAAGACGAAAAAACCGTAGAATTACGAATCGACGGGGATATTGTTGATGACTCCGATGTGTGGCTTTATGAGTGGATAGGCGAAACATGTACTTCACCGAACGCCTTTAGAGAAGCATTAAATGCGTACAAAGGCATGAACATTAACGTGTGGATTGACAGTTTCGGCGGCAGTGTATTCGCCGCTACAGGCATATACAACGCCCTTGTAGAACACGCACGCCAAGGCGGTACAGTTACCACTATCGGCGACGGCAAAGTGATGTCAGCCGCAACTGTAATTTTCATGGCAGGGCAGAAGCGGCAAGTCACTAAGGGATGTGTATTTATGATACACAACCCGCTTACTAGTGTAGGCGGCTATGCCGAGGACTTACGCAAGACGGCCGATATACTGGACGTAGTTAAAGAGTCTATCATCAACGCTTACGAAAGCACGGGCAAGAGCCGTGAGGAACTTTCTGATATGATGAACGCAGAAACCTACATGGACGCAAGCCAGACCGTGCAAGAAGGCTTTGCAACGGAAATATTGCAGGTAAGCGAAAAAGCCGCCGACAATAACAGCCCCGTAAGGGCATTGGCACGCAAAGCTATTGTGGCTTACGCAGAAACCGATGTTACAAATTTACAAAAAATCATTAAAGGAGAGAACGGCAACATGGAAAAGAAAGTAGAAATCAAGAACGTTGCGGACTTGAAGAATCAGTACACAGACCTTTGTGAACAGATTAAAGACGACGCAATCAAAGCAGAACGTAGCCGTATGCAGGCGTTAGACGCATTAGCAGACGGCAGTGAACAAGTAGCACAGATTATCAATCACGCTAAAGAAACAGGACAGACGGCAGAAGATGTACAGTTTTTCGTGGATACGGCTAAAGCCGCAAACGCAAAAACAATAGCCGTTTCTGACGTAGCCGAACCGAACGTAGACAGCATTGTCGATAAGAAGGTATCGGGAGCGGAAAACGTAGGTATTGATAAGGTACACAACGAAGCCGACGAAGAACGAGAAGGCATTCAAGCTATGGTTAAAATGCTTAACAGAAAGAGAGGTAAATAATAATGGCAGAACGCATTACACAAGTAGCAACCGCACAGTATGATGAATTGATTGGCGGTGCAAATCCGAACGCAGTAGCAAACGGCGTTACAATCGCCGCAGGTGAAGGTAAACTGACCCGTGGTACGTTGCTTAAATTCGACGCAGGCAAGTACAAAGGCGCAACGGACGCAGACGAAGAAGTAGTAGCTGTTCTTTGTAACGATGTAGACGCTACTCAAGAAGTAAACACCGAAGCCTACTTTACAGGCGTATTCAACGCAGAAAAGTTGAAGTTTAAAGGCGGCACAGGTGACGTTTCTAAAGTTATTGATAGTATGCACAAGTACGGTATGCTTGTAGTTAAATTACATAAATAGGGGGATACAACAATGGCATTTGATGTAAACAGCACATATACGATGTTACAGGCTATTGAACAGGCCTATGCACCGAACACATTTTTCCGTGATACGTTCTTCCCGAACGTAGAAACGTTCACGACGAATTACGTTCTCATGGATATTCAAAAAGGCGGCCGTCCGCTTGCACCGTTCGTATCCCGTAATGGTAATACGGTAAACATGCAACGTGAAGGCCGTAAGACAAACATGTACGAACCGCCCATTTTAGCTCCGAGCCGCACCATCAACACGAAAGACGTTGAAATGCGTGGCTTAGGCGAAAGCATTGTATCCACAAAAACGCCCGCAGAACGTGCAATGGAACTCCGTACACGTGACTTAGCGGATTTGCAGGATATGATTGTACGCCGTCACGAATGGGAATGTGCACAGGCTATGCTGTTCGGTAAGTTTGATATTACGGGCTATGCCGCAAACGGTACGGCTGTTGTAACGGATACGGTAACGTATTCAGACTTCACGCAGAAGAAAACCCTTAGCGGTGCAGATATGTGGAGCAACCCGACGACGGCAACGCCGAGAGATGTATTGCAGGAAGCATATCAGGCTATTTCGCAGAACGCTAATCTGTTGCCCGACTATGTAGTAATGAACAGCAAGACGGCAACGGCATTGCTTAAATGTAAGCAAACGCAAGACTTCTTGCTCCGTCCGCAGGCAAATCTCAATCTCATGAGCATTGCACCGAAAGTGTTAAGCACTTCCGTTACGCTGTTCGGCGTTATTACGGAATTAGGCAACTTGCCTATCTATGTATATGACGCAGTATACACGGACGACGCAGGAACGGCACAGCACTTTATTCCCGACGGCTATGTAGTTATGGGTATTTCAGGCCGTGGCAAGCAGTTGTTTGCGGCTATCACGCAGTTGGAAGGCGACGGCGAGTTTAAAACTTATGCAAGTGCATTCGTTCCGAAGGTATGGGATGATATTGAAAGCAACACGAAGAAGTTAGCAGTATCTTCCGCAATGTTGCCCGTACCTGCAACATATGACGACTGGTACACGTTGAAAGTAATGTAATAACTTTAGGGTATAGGCGTTCCAAGCAAGGAACGCCTATTCACTCTATTTTAGGGAAGGAGAGAACTTATGCTAGTACAAGTAAACAAGTTTATGGTACAACATAACGGCGAAACGTTCCGTGCAGGCGACGTATTCAAGATTGACGACGAGCAGGGAAGAGCCTTAATCGAGTCTAGCGACGGCGAGCTTGTAGAGTATACAGGCGCATATAAAGTAGACGATACCGAGCCGTCAAGCGATGAAGCGGTAGACGAGTTAGGCTTACCCAAGGTATCGGCGAAAGATACAGTAGGTAAGAAATAATGAGCCGCCTAGTCGAACACATGGCAACTGATATAGACGTGTTTTTTAATGACGCAGGCGAAGAAATTACCTACATTTCAGGCGATAAAAGCCGCACCATTCTAGCAATGGCAGAAGTAGGCGTAAACGATACTAAAAAGACTCCGCACGGGCTTGATAGAAGTTACGGCGACGCCAGTTTTACGCTATACGACGACCCTGTAAAGGGCATTACCAGTCCGCACGCAGGGGATAAGATAGAGTATAAGGGCATACGGTTTACTTATGTGGCTATGGAACAGCACGTACCTAATGTGGTATGGCGTTTGCGTTTCCTTAACAAGGAATCGGCTGTTCCTTACGGCAACGGCGTGTTCTAGGCGGTGAGCATATGGACTTACGAATAGAATATGAAGATAAGGCAAGCGCTTTTTTGTTGCAGGCCGCACAGGACAATCCTAAATGGATAGCGTCAGCCCTTAAATCAGCGGCATGGAAGTCACAACGGGTTATTAAAGAGGGTATTAAGTCAGGAGCGCCTAACGGCAAGCCTTACGCACCGAGAAGTCTTACCCCTAAACAGCGTAGGTTGTTGGAAGCGGCATTAGGTCACACACCTAAACGCACCTATCCGTTAATGGGTAGATTAAGGCAGGCAGTTGGTTACGATAGCCGCAGAGCTAAAGACGGTATTGTAACCGTAGGATGGTTAAGCAAATCCGCTGTTCTCATTGGTAGTAAACAGCAAGAAGGTTTCCAAACGCCTATATCCGATAAGACCCGTAGGGCATTTGCCGCCGCAGGCATTATCTTACGTAGAGGTACGACAATGACGAACACGGCGGCAAGACCGACATTCCCTGTAATGTTACCGAAGGTACAGCAAGTAGCGGCCGATACAGTAAGAGAGAAAATCATTTCTTATGTAATGGGTAACACAAGCCGTTCGGCTAAGACAAGTACCAGAACGTATAAAGTATATCAGTAGGTGAATGCATGGAACACACACTAGCATTACAAAAAATCATGAATGCGTGGTTTACTGATATATCACAGTCGCAAGATATAAAGGACTATTGTACAGAACATTTTCACAAGAAGCCTAAATATATTGTTGGCGGCAACCCCCGTGAATCGCCGAGTGAGGAAGATTGCCCTTTTATCGTTGTCATGAATGACAACAAGTTGGAAGGTGAAGGGCTAGACACTTATACCTATTCGGCGGTCATCGTGTGGGCTATCAGTAATACCACAATGATAGTAGACGGAACGGAACAGCCTTTTGGCGGTTATCCCGAAGCCGATACTATTACACTAAAGGGAGCAGTAGAGGTAGACGAGTTAGGACAGCTTATTTATGAAGTTATCGCTAAATGTGCTATCGACCACGGCTACCCGTTAAGTAAAGTTGAGTACGATTTATCGCCTAAAGCGTCGTTTCCGCAGTTTGTTGGATATATGCGTATCGAAACTGAAATAGAACCGACGATGGGTGAAATTCTTGATTATTAAAGGAGATAAAACGAATGGCTAAACAAGCAAAGGGCATGAAATCTATTACGAACCTTTCGTTTGAAACAGCGTATGGCGTTGCGCCGACGGCAGGTAAAACGTATCGAGTACCGTTCAACAAGAACGGCCTTGCCGCAAAGCAGAATTTGATTGAAACGAACACAATCACAGGCCGTCGTGACGCAACAGAAGCAGGCGTAGGTCAGCTTGAAGCGTCAGGTCAGCTTGAGTTGCCGTTGGATGTACGAAACGTTGGCCTTGTATTAAAGGGCATGTTCGGCGCTCCGACATCGACGGCAGTTACGTCAGGCGCAGGTACACCTACACCGACAGGGCTTTATAAGCACGTCTTTAAAGTAGGAGACGAAATCCCGTCTATGACAGTAGAAAAAGGCTTTCCCGACATCAACTTGTTCTTCCAATACTTAGGCGTTAAATGCAACAAGATGAGCATTACGGCGCAAGTTGGGAATAACGAAACGACTTATACCGTCGATACGATGGCGGCAAACGAAGATGAAAAAACCACTACAATGGCGGGTACACCCGACAAGTTAGCGCTTACCCGTTTCAACAACGTAAATGCTACTGTTAAAGAAGCAGGCCAAGTGTTGGGTATTTGCCGTAAGATGACGCTAGATATGGATAACGGCCTTGACGGTGATACCTATTGCCTTAATGGTAAAAATTCCCGTCCGTCTATCAATGAAGGTACAATGGCCGTATCGGGTAGTATCGAAGCACTGTTCGTAGACGATACGCTTATTAAGAAGGGTGCAGATATTAAAGAAACGTCGCTTGAACTTATCTTTACTAGAGATAAATTCAGCTTATCGTTCCTTATTCCCGAACTTATCTTTGAACGCACGTCGCCTGCAATCGAAGGTAGTGCAGGAGTTAAGGTAGACCTTAACTACAAAGGCTACTATGCCGACGATACGAACAATTCTATTATTGTAGTAACGCTTATTAACGACGTAGCGTCTTATTAAAAGGAGTGTATAGAACATGGCAGAAAAGAAGGAACAAGATGTTAGCAAGATTGAAAAAGAAAACCGTGAAGTTTTGGACAAGTTGGTTAAAGAAGGTAAGTTGCCTTCTTATCGTTCTTTAACTAGAAATGAACGTAAGAAACTGGACGAAAGCGGCCAGAACTGGTTAAAGACACCGATTAGCGATACCCGAAATGCACTGGATGTACGGGAATCGTGTTATGACTGGATACTGGATAGCTGTTTCGGTGATTTTGACTTTGGCGATTTGCCTAATAACGTATGCCTTGCCTTTGCAGAAATTTGCTATGGCCTTACATACGGTAACAAGTTAGCCGAAAAAAACTAGTTGAGGTATGGCAATGGGTGAACGAAAAATCCGACTATTGCGATATGTGCAAAGAGTTGGGAAAAAACGTTGATTGCCATACATGCGAAGATAGACAGCCTTATTTATGGCTAGAGAATGAAACCGCCTTTGCGTTATGGACACACGTTCAGACGCAATGGCGGTTTTGTTCATATGGTGCAGGAATGGGAGCAAGCGTACCCATTCCTTGCGGCCTAGACTATACGGCAGTAGAAAGAGTAGCGGCTATGCTTGATATAGAAATGACGGCAGGCCTGTTATACCGAATACAAGCGTTAGAAGTGTACACCCTTGACAACATAAGAAAGGACATGGCAGACAATGGCAAAGAATGACGTACAAATAAATATTATAGGCCGTGACCAAGCGTCAGCCGCTTTCAAAAAGGTATCCGACCAAGCCCAAGCCAGTCGTAAACAGATAGAGCGTTTCGGTCAAAGTACGATACAGGTCAAGGGCATACTAGAAAACGCCGCAGGTTATGCCGCCGCTATTACGGGTATTGAGGGCATTGGAGCGGCGTTCCACCACACCCTAGGGGAAGCATTCGAGTTTTACAAGACGATGGAAACGGGTGCTATCTCAATGGCAGGTACACTCATGACAATGGGTGAAGTGAACGGCAAGACGCTTGATTGGACTCAATCGCTAATGATGAGTAAGAAGTTAATGCTTGAACTTTCCGACGCCGCTTTAACGACAGGTGCTAGTACGCAGGAAATCAGCGATGTATTCCGAGCCATGCTACCTAATGCGTTATCGGCAGGAATGACGATTAAGCAAACACTTTCTCTTGCGTCTACTCTTACCACGACAGGTAAGGCAATGGGCTTACAAGGCAACCTTCTTGCACGTGACGTACAGGATTTAATTTCAGGTAAGAACATTAGCCGTACTAAGCTAGGTATCATCTTAGGCCTTACATCTCAAGATATTGCACAAGCCAAGCAGTCCGCAGGCGGCCTATTCAACTTCTTACAGGATAGACTCCGTGGTGAAGCCGAAGCAAACAAGCATTACCTTGAATCATACGAAGGCCGTGTGAATCATTTAAAGGAAGCGTGGGCTAGAATTAGCGGTACAGGCTTATCGCCGTTCATTAGTCAGTTGACGAGTGAACTCACAACCCTTGCAGATAAACTTGTAGGCGTAGATATGGAGAACCACTCCGTACTAGGACTGAACAAGGACTTCTATGAAGGCATTCAAAACGCAGGGATTGTATTCAGCCACTTAATCGAACAAGGTAAGACCTTTGCCAGTGATATGAGCGGAATAGTAATGCCCGCAATAAACGGTATCGCCGCAGGTATCGAATGGGGAGCAATACATGCGTCCGCACTCTTAAAGGCATTCATAGGACTTACCGTAGCACAGAAGATAAACTACTATGTGCAGGATATACGTACAGGGTTTACGGGAGCGGCTAACGCTATTACAGGTGCAACGGAAGCGGAAACGGCGTTAGGCCGAGCGGCACAACAGACACGCCTAGAGTATGAAGCACAAGCGGCCGCACTCCGTCAGCGTGACCTTGACTATAATGCGGCTATGGCGCAACATGCCGCAGGTAAAGCCGTAACTATAACAGGCAGTGAGGGCAACCTAGCGGCTATATCGGCAATTAAAGCCGAGAAAGCGGCACAGGACGAACTCACGGCGGCTATTGAACGGACTATGGCCGTTAGGATGAATGCGGTTGATTTATCCGCTAGTGTTCAGTTTGAAATGATAAGAGCCGCCGAAGCTATTAAGGCAGGCGAAGAGGAGCTTGCCCGTTCTATCATGCTTACGACCCAAGCCTATGAAGCAAGGGGAGAAGTAGCCGATGTGGTAGTAGCCAATATGCAAAGTGCTATAGTAGCTATGCAAAACGGCGAAACCGAGCTTGCCGAGTCGATACTCCGCACGAACGCAGAGCTTATCGAACAGGCAGGTGCAGGGTATACCGCAGGTGAAGCCGTAAAAGCAGGTACAGTAATAGCTACTCAAGGACAGGCTACTCTTGCAGACGCTACAGGGCTAACGACCGCCGAGATATTAAACCAAGGCGTCGTATCAATGGGTACAGGCGTTAAGGTATCACAGTTAGGTACGGCAGGAGCAATGGCACAACGTGAGCTTGCCGCACAGACGGTCATTTCTACCACGGCCATAGAAGCACAAGGTGTAGCAGGGCTTTCCGCAGGAGCAACGATAGCTAAAGGTATGGCAGTAGCAGGAAATGCGGTTAGAGGGCTATTATCCCAAGTGTGGAATTTGGCAGGGGGATGGCTAGGCGTTGCTATAGCCGTAGGCGTGGCCATAAAAGCTATGCACGACTACCAAGCCGACGTAGCCGCATACGATAGCCTTCACCAAGTCACCGACCAAGACGGCGTATCGTGGACACAGCACTCTAACGGACAGTGGGAACGTACAGATAACGTAGGAAAGTCAGGACTTGCACGTGACGCAGGCTTAGGCAATCAGCCTACAGGCGAGCAGTTAGAGTATCTGAACAAACAAATGGCCGACCGAGAAGAGAATTTGCGTCAGCAACAACTGCAAAAAGAAGCTAAGGAAATGAAAGATAGCTACATGCACATGAAAGAAGTGCAACAAATTGCAGGTATTGATGACTTAATGGACAGCGTACAAGGACGTTTCTCACACGGAGATGGAAGCGAGGACGCTAAAGAAGCCGCAAAAGCGAGCAAGGAAGCGGCTAAGCAAACGAAAGCCCTTGCCAAGGCGAACGAATCTTACGCTAAGACCATCGAAAGTAACTCTAAGGCCATTCGTGACGCTAACAATAAACTGTTAAACATCATCGAGTCGTTAGACGAGAAGATACTAGACGAAACAGGCAGTCAATTCCAGATTGACATGCAGAAAGCCGAAAACTTCTACAAAAAGACACAGCGTGAAATCGCAACCACGGGTACAGTAAACCTTAAAGGCTTTAATAGGTCAGCCTTCACAGGCCAAGCCGCAAGTGTTGGCGAAGCCATGATACAGGCTACTCAAGACTTTTTCGGTACAAAGTATTATTACGGCGGCGGTCACGGCGACGACGGTGAGAACGGCCTTGACTGTAGCGGCTTAATCAATGAAGCGTTCAAGAAGTTGGGTATCAACATCAACGGCACGAACGATACGTTTGTTGAAGCGGCACAAAGTGCAGGAGCGTTCCATGCCGCAGGTGACGGGTACACGCCGAAACGTGGCGACATCATACTAAGCGATAACTACATGCACAGCGGTATTTACGTAGACGACGATACGTACATTGCGTCTAACTCAAGTGACGGCGTTGGCGAACACCACAACTGGAGCGGTGCTTTCAGTACGTCAGGCTACATTGATATGAACGCACTTGCCGCAAGTGTTGGCGTTTCTGTTGCAGACGCTATTAAAGATACGCAAGCTACTAACTTACCGAACACCGACTCAATAGCGGTTATTAAGCAAGCCGCACAGGATATGGGTTTTGGTAATGTAAACCTTCTTGCGGCGTTAGCGGCCGTAGAAAGTGGCGGCGGCGATGTAAACGCTATCAACCCGTGGGCTTATAACAGCGACACAGGTGCAACTGGTATGTTCCAGATACTGGACGGGCAGGACGTGGCAACGGCTAACGGACGGGCAAGCATAGCGGACTTATTCCCTAATTACAAGACCGACCCGTTAGAAAACGCTAAAGCGGCTATTACGATGTTCAACGATAAGCTAAGTGTAGCGGACGGTGATATTGATAAGGCCATTAAGCTATACGGCGAAAACACCGACGAGTATCTGAACAACGTAAAAGCGGCACTTGCTACCGTTGGCGGTGACGTTGACCTTACGCCTACTAAGCGAAGCACCTATTATTCTCCGTTAATGAAAACGGCGAACGAAAAGAACTTAGAGTGGCATAAACTTGCCGTCGAAAAGGCAAAGCGTGAACAGGCTATCCGTGTACGAGAAGCCCAATCGGATATAGACGTTACGTCCGCAAGCCTTGAGCTTACAGGCGGTGAAGATGGACGGCTTGCAAAGCTCCGAGCCGAACGTGACGAAAAGATAGCCAAGAACAAAGACAAGCTCCGGGATTATTACAAGGCTACAGGCGATAAGGAGCTTGCCGAACGGCAGATGTACGTACATCAGCTTGCGATTATAAGTGAATCGGAAGAAAAAGAACGTGAAGCTATGCGCAACATTTCCGAGGAGTACGGCAAGCACTTGCAGGCTATGGGCTATCTGAACGGAGAGTATCAGTCAGAAATCGACCGTAAGAGAGCCGCAGAACTGGAACGTTTTATCGCCTACCAGAAGGAACAGCTTGAAACGGCACAGCTTACCACGCAACAGCGGATAGAACTTGAAGAGCAGTACGCCGCTAAGATAAAAGAAGTCAGAGACCTTGAAGCTAAAACAGACTGGGGAGCGGCCGTGCAGAAAGGCATAGAGCATATCAAGTCTTATACGCAGGACATCGGTACTGAAATCAATAACACGTGGGATAGCGTCACGAACACTATTGAGAACGGTTTCAGTAACATGCTTACCGAGAATAAGTCATTCTCCGAACGTATGCGTGACATCTACATAAACATATCGAACTCTATCCTTAATATGATGATGAAAATCATCATGCAAGGACTTATCATGCACACCGTCATGAAGATATTCGGCCTACCTACAGGCGGTGCAGGCGGCGGCATAGGTACAGGCGGTGCTACCTTTAATCTACAAAGTGGTATCGGCTACAGTGGTATCTTTGGCCACTATGCTAGTGGCGGTATTGCTAATGAAGAGTGGTACGTCGCAGGCGAACACGGTGCAGAACTGATACACAACAATGGCGGCGCAGGTTATGTGTATAACGCTAGTCAGACGGCAAAGATTTTCGCAGGTGCAGGACAAGGCGGTGCAGGTACACAAGCACCGCAGAGTGTTGAGGTCAGAATCATAAACGAAAGTGGTAAAGAAGTGAAAGCCAAGTCTAGCGAATCTAAATTTGACGGACGTAAGCTAATCATTACCACAGTATTGAGCGCAATAGGTACAAACGAAATGGGAAGTCGTGACTTCCTTAAAGGAGCGATAGCAAATGGCTAATCTCAAGTTTCCGTCATCTATCATTAGGCCTTCTTATGGTAGTACGGTTGACTATGAAGATATTAGCATTCGTTCCAAGATGGAAAACGGCGTTGTGAAGGCAAGACGTAAATTCACGAAGAGCCGTAAAACGTGGTTATTGAGATGGGATAGTTTGCCCGAAGCAGACTATCTCATCTTAATGCGTTTTCTTACGAACGAATGTTACTTTTCGGCCGTTCCGTTCGAGTGGGAATGCTTTACCGACGGAAAGACCTACCTTGTTCGCTTTGCCGACAAGGAAAAATTTGAAACTAAAGCAGTTGGGTATTATTCAGGAAGTATTACGTTACAGGAGTGCTAAGCTATGTTAACGTTATCAGCCATCGCAAAAGCAGAAAAGAACAGACTTGACCCCGAAGGCGTTTTTATTCTTCTGTTAGAACTCATCATTCCGATGGAAGGCCTAGAGCCTATCAGAGTGTGCTACAACACAGAGGATATTACGTGGAACGGCCAGTTATGGCAGGCCTTCCCGCTAGAAATCGGGGAAGTTACAGAGGATAAATCAGGGAGTATCCCGTCTTTTGAAATACGAGTAGACAACACGAGCCGAGCTTTGACGTCGTACATAGAAGCGTCTAACGGTGCTAACAACGCCGACGTAATTATACGAGTTGTCAATTCTAAGAATCTTGCGTCTACTGAACCCGAACTGGAAGAACATTTTAGGGTAGCAAGAACAAACGTCACAGAGTCGTGGGTAACTATGACGGTAAGTACCGAGTATAACCCTAATAGCCGCAGACCGATTGACCGCTACTCAAAGAACAACTGTAGGTATAAAGAGTTTGGCGGCGCACTTTGCGGCTATACGGGTAGCCAGTATAAGACCTGTAACCGCACGCTTTCCGATTGTAGAAAGCGAGGGTGCAGTAAACGCTATGGCGGCTTTGCAGGCGTTGACCAAGGCGGTATATACGTATGATTGAGTATGAAAGCCTTATCGGTATACCGTGCAAAGACGAGGGCAGAACCCTTGAAGGCCTTGATTGTTACGGCCTTGTTATGGAAGTATATCGTCGTTTTGGCATTGAACTACCCGAATACTGGGCTAGTTTCGACGACGACGAAAAGGTATCAGAAATTATTCACGAAGAAATCAAGAAGCCTATATGGAGAAAAGTTGCGGGAGAGCCGCCTGTACCGAGCGTTCTAGCCATACGGCTAGGCGTTCCGAAAGGCGTAATCAACCACACGGGAGTCTATATAGGCGAGGGAAAGTTTATCCATTGCAGGGCTAAAACAGGCGTAGTCGTAAGCCGAGTGGACAGCCCTGCATGGCATAAAACTATAGAAGGCTACTATGTGTATGCAGGAGAGGAATAAAACATGATAACTGTAGTATTTGTCAAGAATCCGTTCGAGCCGACAAAAGATAGAGAGATACATACGTTCCTGTTCCAAGAAGGCTACACAGTCGCCGATTATGTAAGGCAATGTGGAAGCGAACTTGAGATGAAAGACGTTGTAATCTCTAAGAACGCACACACGTTTAACGGCGATAAAGAAGTACAAGACGGCGATTTTATAGTCTTTTCGCCTGTTGTGGCCAAGAGCGGCGGTAAGAATCCGCTACTCATTATTGCTACCGTCGCCTTAGCCGTCGTATCAGGCGGCGTTGGCGGCTTAGTTGCAACAGGTCACTGGGGGATGGCGGCTTTAACATCCGCTACAGGATGGGCGGCTATCGGCGGCTACTTAGCGTCAGCGGCGGTTATGTTCATAGGCGGTCAGTTGATACAACACGCTTTTGGAACGGCAACGCCTAAGCTAGGCACGAACAAAGAAAACCCTACTTACAGTTGGGGAGATATACAGACAACGCAAGGGCAGAACAATCCGATACCCCTTACGTATGGGCTAGTACGGTCAGGCGGTCAGACTATCGGAAAGTATCTGTATTCTAAAGACGACAAACAGTATTTGAATTGGCTTGTATCGGCAGGCCGAGGTGAGCTTGAAATCACAGACGTAAGACTCAACGATAACCCCGTAGCGAATTATAAAGACGTAGAGGTTACTATCCGAAACGGTACGAACGACCAAGAAGTCATACCGAATTTCAATGACACTATCTCATCTAAGGTTTTAAACTATGAAATCCTTAACGACGAATGGCGTACCGACATAGTAACGGGTAACGCCACGGAAGGTATTATCTTTTACGTTGAGTGCAGTAACGGGCTTTATTACGCTAAAGACGACGGCAAGCTAGGCGACGCATGGGTAGAAATTGCCGCCGAGTACGCTAAAGTTGGCACACAAGACTGGAAGCAAGTACCTACTAGCCGCATAACAGGCCATCAGTCAGGAGCATTGCGTAAAGAGTATCGAGTCGATAACATTCCCGAAGGTGAATATCAGGTACGAGTCAAAGTAACGGGTAGAAGCCACGACCGAGATAACAGCCGAGCGTCTACCCGTATTTACTGGACAGCTGTTGCAAGTATCGTATACGACGACTTTGCCTATCCTTGCATTGCCCTTATCGGTATCAAGGCTATGGCGACAGACCAGTTAAGCGGCAGTCCGACGCTAAAATTCATGAAAGAACGTAAGTACGTGTACGTCTATAATCCGAACACAAAGAAGTACGAAACACGTCCTGCAAATAATCCTGCATGGGCGGCGTATGACATGATACACCAAGCGGACAAGGTAAAAGACGCACGCAACGGTGAAGAGGTTTATATCGTAAGAGGTGCTAAAGCCGAGCTTATGATGTATGACCGTTTCGCAGAGTGGGCAGAGTATTGCGACCGCTTTAAACTCTACTGCAACATAGAGATAAACCAAGTAGGCGAGCTGTTAGAGCTTACGAACAAGTATATATCGGCTGTTGGTAGAGGGATGGTAATTCCTTTCGGTACGAGGTTTGCCCCCGTATGGGATGGCCTTAAAGACGCAGTACAGATGTTCGGCATGGGTAACATTAAAGAAGGCACGTTCCAAGAGGACTTCTTAAAGACTTCCGATAGGGCAAACGCCGTAGAAGTTACCTTTACGAACAAGCAAAAAGGCTATCAGCAAGACACAATTAAAGTATACTCCGATACGTTTGATACGGATGAGTACGACAATACAACGCAGATAGCCTACCCTGCAATAGACAATATGGAACAAGCCTATCGGGAAGGGAAGTTTCAGCTGTTCTGTAACCAGAAAATGGTACGTACCGTTTCGTTTGAAGCCGATATAGACGCTATCGCCTGCACCGTAGGTGACGTTATTATCGTAGCACACGATGTACCCGAATGGGCTACATCGGGAAGTATCGTAAGCGTTAGCGGCAATACGGTTGTATTAGACGCTCCGATTAATAGCTACGACGCCCAGAAGCGTTATATTTTCGCTTACAGGGCTTGTAACAATGACGTAAGGTACGAGGTAGCATGTACGGTTAAAAACGTCACAGAAACGACTACAGAGGTACTTTTATCGTCGATACCCGATGAAGCTCCGCAAGCAGGAGATGTGTACGATATTGCCAAAGCACAGGTAAAGAGTAAGAAGTTTGTCGTCCGTTCTATCTCAAGAGCGCAGGATTTTACCCGTAAGATAGAAGGCCTTGAGTACAACGAGGACGTGTTCAACGAGAATTACGACATTCCTACTATTAACTACTCCGACGCAGATAACCGTACCGCACAAAACGTTTCGAGGGTAATAGCTAATCACTACTACTGGACGAACAGCGACGGTACGAAAGAAGGCAAGGTTTCTGTAGCATGGGATATTGATAGTCCGTACTCTAAGTTTATCGTATCGCTTTCAAGCGACGGCGGCCAGACGTGGGATACGGTGCAAGACACGACAGCAACGACGCTTGACCTACCTGCAAAGTATGACGGTACGTATACGGTAAAGATAGTCACGATATACGGCCTAACAGCGTCTAACGGTGTTCAGACGGCGGTTACGCAGTCGATAAACATATCCGCACCCGTAACGCCTACTACAAGTAGTGTGGCCTTTGTAACGCCGCCTAGCGACGTTACTACAACGGGTATGGAGCTATGGTTAGGTATTACGAGCGACAGCCCGTCTACTTATAAGCAAGACATCTACATAAGCGAAGATAACCAGACGTTCTTACCCATTGGAAGCGCCATAGGTAAGGCACACGTGGGTACGCTATCATCGGCTATATCCGCTACTGATACAAACATAGCGGTACAATCCGAGGACTTTACTAACGGCGGCAGTCGTCTTATGGCAAACGTAGTGAGCATAGGTGATGAGTTTATCACATACCAAACAGCGACCCGTACTGATAACGTCTACACCCTAAAAGGTTGCGTCCGTGGAGCTTACGGTACAGTAGCGGCTAATCATGGTAGCGGCGTACAGGCCGTGGTGATAGATAACAGGCTGTTTGAAGCCCCTATTAAAAAAGAGTATGCAGGCAAAAAACTGTACTTTAGAGTAGTACCGACACCGCTTATTGGCGTTGGCACGGTAACGGTTAATGACGTTCCGTCGTTACCGTACACCATATCACGCTACTACATACCGCCTGTAACGAACGTGGTTGCGTCAATTAAGTACGCACAAGGCCAAGACAGAAACGCTAAGTACGATATTAAAGTAGAGTGGCAGAAGCCTAACATCTCTAGCTACCTTGCAGGCGACGTGTGGTATAGACGAACAGGCGATACCGAGTGGCTGTTCGGGGGGAGCGGCACAGAACAGGTTATCATTCCGCAGGCGGTAGTAGGTGCAACGTATCACGTAGCGGTTGTTACCCGTGATAAGTGGAACAACACGAACGGTAAAGACACAGCACCGAGCCGAGATGTGTTAGTATCCATGAAGTCCGACGTACCGAACGCTCCGACAAACTTTAAACTCACGTTCGGCGATACCGCTAAAGTATCGTGGGATGAAGTAACGAATACCGACGTTGCATTTTACGAGATACGGACGGACGACGTTGTGGGTACAAGTGCAGGGCTGTTGCTCCGTACAACGGACATACAAGCGTCTTTATCACTTGTAGACAGAAGCGGCAATCTTTACGTATTTGCACGCAATGTAATCGGTCAGTACAGCACGGGAGCTACTCTTTCGTACAACAAGCCGAAGCCTAAAGCTCCGACTAACATTGAAGTCAAGGCGCTACAAGGCGGCATTGCCGTGAGGTTTGCGGCTATTCCGTCAGGGTGCAAAGGCGCAAATGTATACATCAACAACGACGTATTCTTCACCGCCACAAACGTGTTCCAGACGATACTACAGCCTAACGTGTATAACGTGAAGGTATCATACGTAGACCTGTTCGGCGAAGGCGAGATAAGCGGTCAGCAAGCCGTGACAGTCAAGTTTGAAGTTACTAAAGATATGCTAGATAGAGAAACTCTAGGGCTAACCGAGATTGACAAAGCTATAGCCAAAATCGAAGGCGACGTTGGCGTAGTTAAGTCCGACCTTACAGGCACTCAATCCCGTATCACACAGTTGTCAAACAGTGTTGATATGAGGATTAACAGTCTTGACGGCAAGGAGCTTATCTCACGAATCAACTTGTCACCGACTGGAACACGAATCGACGGCAGGCTACTACATGTTACAAGCGACGCAGTGTTCGACCAGAACGTCATCACGAAAGGCATGATACAGGCAGGAGCGGTAACGGCCGACAAAATGCAGGTAGATAGCCTTTCGGCCATTACACAGAATGTAGGCGAACTTCACGGCGGTACGATAATCGGCGGTACATTCCGCAACAACGACAGCAGTTTCCAAGTCCTACCGAATGGCGACATAATCGGCGCTAATATCATCGGTAGTCGTATCGACGCTAAGTCCGTATACGCCGAAGGGGAACAGCTTAAACCCGTACATGTATCGACACAAGTTGTTGATAGCGGCGATAAAATCGTACTTCCCGAAGGGTACTCTATCGAGAAGTCAATTATATACGTACTGGAGTATGACCTAGTAAAAGAGGACTTCTTCTATTTTGGAGAGCGCACGTCAACAGATTTGAGAACGTGGGGAGAGCGGTATTTTTGGAGCATTCAGAGTGAACATCTACCCAATAAAACGGATATGGGGAGAGACCTTAGTTGGGTTAACGGCGACCGCAAAAAACAGTTAAGAGAAATCTTAGAACGTCGCTTTCCTGTTTATGTTAATTGGGATGTGAATAAAGATAGAAACCTTACCGATTATTTCACTGATAAGAATACCCTTAAATTTAAACACCCGCACATCGCAAATTTGCGTACCGTGTGGAACTGTCCTTTTGAACAAACGGGATATAGAAAAGAGTCAGACTTTTTCTTTATCGGGGAATTAACCAAGGAACAGTATCCGAGATTTAAGGCCGCAACTAACTTACGGTATGGAGTTAATAGAGATTGTTACGGCGCACATCAAATCGGTATCGCCGACGACGGAACAGTCTATAATTGCAAAGTAGCGTTTCATGATTATAACCATGCACAAGAACGGCTTGTTGCGTCGTGGGGAACGATTAAAGTGTGTGTAGTATCGTTCTGGTAGAAGAGGTGAGAGAACATGTATTACTACTTTCGTTCAGACGGAACGTGTAAAGCACAGTCCGAGTTACGGCTACCGTATACGGATTGTACGGAGATACAAGACCCCGTCAATTACGACATCTCAACAATAGAGCTTAAAGACGGCAAGATTGTAAGGCGTGAGATACAGGAAGATATTCCGCTTACGCCGCTTGAACCGTCAGAACCGCAAGAAGTAGACGCTCCGCAACTTACGGATATACAAGAACAAATCATGGCAAGTATAGCGGAGCTATCCGAAACGGTTGCAACTCTTGCAGAAGGGAGTGAATCCTAATGCGAGAAGCACTATATACTATTTTATTATTTATAAAGGAGTGGTTTTTTATGCGTATTTTCAAGACAATGATACCCATTTACGGATGGCAGGTACTCAACGGCAATTATGTACTGACCCAAGAGGACGTTACCGATGGGCAGAAAGTAGTACCCGAACGGTATGTGCCGTTTGTAGCCGACTGGTTAGCCGCAAGAGAAGATAAGCGAAAAGAGGACTAATCAATGCAAACACACGACGATGAACTTCACATTGGAAGCGACTTTGAGCGTGTATACGTAATGACTAATGCACCCGATTTATCGGGTGCAAAGGCCATTATGAAAATACGTTCACTCAACGACGTGGAACTTGTTCACGCAGACTGCACGGTCGAAGAAGGTCAGATACGTTGTCGCATAAGCGGCGAGGTATCAAAGAACATGCCGAGGACGTACACTAAAGGACTGTACGACGTGTTCTTAGTTAAACAAGGCAGTTACAGCCTTAAAATCATTATGGGTATGATGACGATTGTACCCGACGAATCATTACACTAAGGAGATTAGCTAACAATGGAAGTAAAAGTAAACATCACCGAACCTATTACTATTAGTACCGTTGGCGTGGCAGGCCAAAGAGGTAAGAGTGCTTATGAAGTGGCGGTAGATAACGGCTTTATAGGTACAGAGCAAGAATGGCTTGAAAGCCTTAAAGGTAAGGATGGTAAAGACGGAGTAAACAGCACAAGCGGCACGGGTGAACCCGTTAGCATGAACTTTCCGACTATTAAAAACATGCTAGACGACAGAGCTATATTAGTCGATAGTGACAGCCTTGAAGATATACTCCGTGCTATCGTAAAGGAAATCGTTCCCGACGGCGAGTATACAAATCACGTTGCCCCTTTTGCCTTAGTTAATGAAAAGGTAGAAGTTGGCAGTACAACAGTAGAAGTCAAAGGTCAGCCGCACTTCTTTATTGCCGAACAAGACCATCGAAATTTACAACAGATACCTGCAAGCGGCACGCTTACGTTTACGCTTTCCACACCGTTCGACGGCGAAGAAAAGACGCTTGATATTTTGTATCCTAACATATCCAAAGGCGTATACAACGAAATCACCATACCGCAGAACAAAGCCGAACAGGTTATCCAAGACGACACGCAGGGAGCGACAGGAGCTAAACTTTACCTTAACTCACAAGGCAACGTATGTATCCGAACACGGACTTATGAATCTCTTGCGGACGTCTTTAAATGGTCATATTGGACAGGCCATGCACGGCAGTATGACGTTCCGCTTATTATTGATTGTTACGAACGGGGAACAGCGATTAAGGCCGACGGCTTACTAGCACTCAATCAATACTTCAAGAACGTAAACTGTATAGGAGAATGGCCGAGCCATGTTGAAATGCCGAGTCAAAGTCAGCGCATATCTATGTATCTCAACATTGCTAGAAGCAAAGGCGACACCGACCTTGTACAGAATGATGTATTCGACTTTGAATGCCAAGGACAACAGCTTGATGTGACAGACGGCAGGCTTGAGTATGTACAACTTTAACTAAGTGAGGTTAGATAACTAATATGACAATAGCAGAGGGAATTGCGAGCATAGCCGCACTGGTAGCCATAGTGATAGGCGTTGGGGGGCTGTTCCATAAACTTATCATCCGTCCCGTCATTAATGACCTAGACGCTAAGCGAGAGCTTGATACTCGGGTACTAACGAACCAGTACCGAGCCTTACGGGAATCTCAGGCTATTCAGTATACGGCGTTGCAATCGACTTTAAAAGAGTTGAGGGATGAAATCAAAATATCCCGTCAACAGCGGAACGAGTTTGACCGTAAAATCGCTATTGTCGAAGAACGGCTTAACAATTTTACGGCAGACGTAAATGAAATCCGCACGGAAATGGCACGACAGAAAGGAGCGCCGCAGTAGTCATTAGCTACTGTAGGAATGAGAAAAAGTGAAGAGTAAATTTATTAAATTCGGCGAATGGGCACAGTCAAACTGGCTTGCCCTTATCGCCATTTTAGCCGTGGTGCTGTTCGTCTTATTAGTTGTGATTGTGCTATCGTGGCTTTATGGTTTCTGGAGTAACGGCCTATACGGTACTAAATTTGAAATCAACAGCTGTTGGCAAGGCGTATCAGCCGTGGGTGCAGGTATCGTAACCGTCGTAGGGCTTGCTAAAGCCGCATGGACGAAATACGGCCTTGATAGCAAATACAACTCACCCGAAGGGCAAAGGCCTAACATTACTAATTCTTTGGTGAAGATAGGAGACAACGTAAAATGAGTTATGGCATAGACGTATCATATTGTCAGGAAGGATTGGACTACACCCAAGCCGTAGCACTAGGCTATAAGTTTTGTATCGTTCGCTTAGGCTACACAGGAAGTGCAAGTGGCAGACAGGCCTTAGATGACCTGTTCGTGCAGAACATAAACGCCGCTAAAGCGGCAGGCATGGAAATCGGTATCTACTTCTACAGTACGGCTACATCAGAAGAAGAAGCAGAAGCAGAAGCCGACTGGTTACTTGACCAGATGAACACCTACTTAGACGGCGTTCAACTGGACGCAGGAATCTGGTATGACGTAGAAGAGCAGAGTCAAAAAGAGTTAGGGTATCATCGCTTACCGCAAGTCATCATGGCGTTTATGAATAAGATGAACGCCGCAGGAAAGTATGTAGGACTGTATGCAGGATACGACACTTTTATCAACTGCATGGACACGTCAGCGTTACCCGACTACATTCCTTTGTGGGTATCTATTTACGACGAGAAGAATTACTACAACGCCGAAAGACCGAACAGGCAGGCAAGTATTTGGCAATACACCGACAGCGGTTTCATAGGCGGCGTACAAGTTGACCTTAACTACAGGTATAATGACTAAAAAACATGGGTAGTACAGAAATGTACTACCCTTTTTTGCTAGAAAGGAGAAAAAGCATGAAAAATCTAATGGAAAATCCGCTAAAAACACCGAAACGCTTGAAAATAGCCTTATTTTTACTTCTAACGGCTTTTTGCCTTCTTTGCATATACTTTGCCGCACACCACGTCAAAAAGCCGTCAGAAACGACTACACAGATACCTTTTTCTCAAACAACGGACAAAAATGTTGTAAAATCGAAATTACACGTCGATGATACATCAGCAGGTCAAATCGTGACTCAAATCGAACGGATACACGACGGAAAAGTTGAACCGAACGTAACTTATTACGTGCAAGCTCCGAATTTGCAAAAAGCGGCCGACTTGACGACTACTCAAATTAGAAATCAAGACCCGTCTTTACCGAAAGCGGCGATAGCTAAATCCGACCGAACGATTGTAACGGCTAACGACGAAAAGCAGAAAGTAGAAGTCTATAAAATAAATCTCCGTAACAACCATAAGATTAAGAGCGGAGTAACCTATATCGACGGCAAAGCTTATGCGTCCGTAGGGTATCAGGCAGGACGGATTGAAGCCATAGCCCATGCAGACCAAACAGGGCTTAAAGGCGGTACGGTTATGTACACACTTAGAGAGTGGTAGTCAAGTAAACGGCGTTTTACTGGACTAAGATATGAGATAGTCAAGCAAACGGCGTTTTACTGGACTACTGATATACCAAAAAAGCGGACTTTTGAGGTTTGAAATTTTTAAAACCCCAAGAATCCGCTTTTTTGTGCTTTCAGATACCTTTAATATTAAGGCAGTAAATAAACCCATTAAGTTTATATGTTGATTAGATAAAGGTTTGTGAATTTAAGTTGACAAAAGTATTTATATTTGATATAATACTTATAACAAAACAATTTAGTTGCCGCAAGAGCGGCGAAAGGGGAAAACTATGAAAATCAAAAAGTTCTCAAACAAGTTTATCCAAGACCTTCTCACTAGTAATGACGTAATGGACGAAGCCGTGCTCCGGGGATATGCGGACAGCTTACCTTACGAGATGAGCCAAGCAGATGATGTGGCGGCAAGTTTCGGCCTTACCCTTGAGAAGTGGGCGACGGAACAGAAAGGTTTTATCGTCTCCGATAACTTCTTCATCGAAGATGGAAATGGCCATTTCGTTTCTGACTCAAGCCCGGCATTTCATAGACGCTTGCGTGAAGTCTTACAGCACTTACGTTAAAACTTGCCGGTACGCCGTGTTTATGGTACAGTGTACGTGTGTGGGCGACATCACCGCTTTCTGAACTTATTAGGCGACCGCATTATCCGCCGGTCGCCGCTTGTACCTACATCTAGCTAATGTAGCCCTACTGCAAGACCTAGGCGGGTCGCTACCGCAAGCAGGGGCACAGTACAAGTTGCAAAAGCGCCGATTTCTTGCTTAAGGTGCTTTTATACAGGCCGTACCCAATGTGCAGGGTATGGCCTTAATTTTTATCTAGGCAGATTGACAATTATATCAATTTATGATACAATAAGGCATAATTCAGAAAGGGGGATACTATGGAACTTAAGAGTGAAGAAAAGAAGCGACACCTTAATGTACGAATATCGGAAGAAAGATTGCACGACGCCGCAATTTGTGCCGACGCCTTTAATATTTCTAAGTCCGAAGTAGTAGACCGTGGCATACAAATGTTAAAGGCAACTCTTACTACAAGACGGCGTATGCGTCCTAAGAAAGGAGAATAGTTGATATGAATTTAGTTGAAGCCCGTAAACTTTCGGGGCTTTCACTTCAACAGGTAGCCGACCGCTACAACGTATCTAAAAGCTCCGTGTACTTGTGGGAGCGTATGGAAAGAGAAAAAGGGGAGTCTCAACCTATAGCTAATCTTATAGCTATGGATTTAGTACGACAATCGTTCCCTACTAAAATCGACTGGTACACAAGGTGCTGTTTGTTGTTTGCCGAAGATACGGCCGATAGAGAAGCGCTTAACCGTCAGCTGTTCTATACGACTTACGAGCTAAACGGATGGCGTGAAACCCCCCATAACGAGCACGGGGGAATTGATGTTTCATGGGCATTTCATTTAGACCCGGACGAGATAAAAGCCAAAGCTACAAATGAGTTCTTAGCCATTGTGGCGAACGAACTTGATAACGTTGATGTAAAAGACCCCGAAGATGTACAGGACTGTTTACGATACGTTAAATCACTATTAGTGTGATATTCCAAAAAAAAGCGAATACTAACAGGTTAACCCCGGAGGGGATTAACAGCATCCGATCCTTTCCGTTCCAACTCTTTTTCCCCGCCGCGGCCTTGTGCTTAACTATGTTGGGATTTGTTTTTTTAGGTGACGGTCTATATGATTTGGCGGATCCGCAGACGGGGAAGGATGGGAATAT